GTCAAACCAGAATACTGTCGGATAGCCTTGCTGGTCCTTATTAGGATAACTGGCGTATTCCGTGCGGCTTACGGGCAAAATAATACGGTCAATGAGCGCGCCGCTGTCATTGTTGGTGACATACGCATCAAGCATTGTAACTGTATTACTATCAACCGGGTAGGTCGCCTGATTAGTCACCAGCGGCGTCGTTACAAGATCCACTTTCCAGAGATTAACCCCTTTATTGCTCCAAGTCGCGAGCATCATGTTGGTCGCCATGCGAGCGGCCTCCATGTGCTCCTGAACCAGAGCCGTATTTCTGAGCCCGATCAAATTATATGCGTAGAGCGTCAACTCGCCGATCGAGGGGTCAAAAGTATATGTGCCGGACGTGGTCATAAGACTCCACCGTGATTATGCTGGGCCGGCCTGCACAACTGTCAACTCAACAGTTCCCGTTTGCCCGGACGCCATATAGATGCTGATCGCACGGCAGGGAATTGTCATTCCAGCGCCAGTGTCCGCGGTGATCCCTGACATATTTGCAACACTGAACCACAGGGCAGTGTCTTTGTCATAGCCAACGGCATACGGATCGTCGAGCGAATATTGAATGCTGAAAGTTGGAGTTCCGGCCGTTATATTAGCCGCAAGACCCAAATTAAAAGGCGTTTGGAAATCATCGACAACGATAACTTGGCTCCTGCCTTCGTCTGTCAGCGAGATTGTTCTGTATTGCATCTCACTTGCCTTTCTTGCCTGTGCGCATGGCTGTGACATTATCTACCAGATTTGGCCAAGGACGGCCAGCGGAACGTGCGCGTGCTTTAGCCTGTCGAACCTGTTGACGGCTCATATTTCGTTCTTTGGCGTCTTTGGGCGCGTCTTTTTCCCAAAAAGGTTTCTCGCTCATGTCAGCAATCCCATTTTCTGAGCGCCTTGTTTATCCGGCTATTCGGATCGGCGGCCTTTGCAGATCCGGTTAATTTCTTTTTCATGCCGGTCATCCTAGCGCAAAAACTATCTTTGCGGGGACCACCTTCCGGCTGAGGACGTTTAAGGTTCATGCCTTGAGCACGAGCGGACCTACGTCCGGCCTCATTCAGGCCGCCCTCCGGATTTTTGCCGGCCGATCTCTGCCATGCAGGGCTTCTTGCCATCGCCGTCTCCTTATGAGTGCGGGGGCGCAAAGGCCCCCGCTCCCATTACGTTTTCACAGGGGAGTGCAGCAATCAATAATGAGAAGCCTTCCCGCGCGGCGTTCCAGCGGCAGCCGACGAGAACACGCCGCCTCCGCTCTTACGCGCGGGACGCTCGCCCTTTGCCGCCGAAGACATGACCTTTTTGGACATGCCGCCGTCAGCATAACCGCCGCCCATTTTCTTGGCCATGCCGCCCTTTTTGAAGCCGTCTGTCTTTTCTTCTGCTTCCTTGATCGTAGAAGCCTTACCCTTGTAAGCACCCATGATAGCCTCCTATTAGGCGTTGTTGGCCTGAATGTATGTGACGATCAGTTTACCCTCGCCCGGCGTCGTGTCGGGCGCTCCGCTGTCAACCCAAATGGCGACATCAGACGTGCCGACATTCTGCCAAACACCAGTGCGCGTGGCGTCAGTGCCCGGATTGAGAGACAAAAGACCAACCGCATCGGCGTCTGTCGCGGCAACCAACTCAGTGGCAGTCGCAGACGTTCCAACCGAAAGCGTGTAGGTCGTTGTGGCACTTGACCACGCCGTATCGACGAGAACATCGATGCTGAGGATAGTGCTATTCGCCGGGATTGTGATTGCAGTCTGAGCAGCAGTCGCCGATTGAACGATGCTGGCAGTCTGCGACATCACGCAAAAACCAACATTGGCAATTGAGCCAACGGCAGTTCCCGTCGTATTCAAAACATCGCCCGCTCTAATAGGGCCAGTGAAGGTTGTGATACCCATTTCGGGTTCTCCTGCACGAGTTAGATCACGTTGTCTGTGCAGCGTCCGCTAGGCCGGTCAACGTGATCAAAAATCCTAGACGAAAAGGGCGGGCTGTTGGCCCGCCCTTATTGCATCAGGTCGGGAACGATCCGTAGATCGAACGCCAGTTGTAATAGCCGAACGAATAACGCTCGTAACCCTTCACAAGCAGGTTGTCTGTGACAAAATCCACTTGCATATCGGTTTCGAACGAAATGCGCTGCATATACGACAGACCATCGATGTTCGTGAGAAGGAACCAAGCCTTCGCCGAAGTCAGATAGTCGTTGACCATGTAGCCTTCCGGCAAGCCGCCGGCTGTCATCATGATCGCGTTAACGTCGTTGTCTGCAGTGCCCGGACGCAGTTCCGTCTTCGTCAGACGGATTGCAACCGGCTCAAGAGCCGGCGGCACAACGAGACGACGACCGCGCGCAAACACCTTCAGACCGGCTTGGTCCTTGAAGTTCGTGCGGATCGAGATCATGCCGTTGAGCAGCGTGGCCTCATTGAGGTCAACGTCGGTCGTCGGACGGTTGGCAACGGTGCCGCCATCGATCGGGTGATCGGTAGCAATCAGCGCCTTGCCGTCACCGCCAACGCTGGCGTTGTAGGTCGTCGCCGTGTTGAGCACGTTCGCGCCATAGATTTCCTTGGTCTGCTGGAAAGACTCAATGAGACCGAGGTTCGAAGGAGCAAACTGGCTCTTGTAGAGGTTGTCGTCGATCGCCTTGCGGGTGATCGCGTAACCCAGACCGATCTCGACGTGCTCTTGGTTGTAGACGTAACGCTCGCCGGCGTTGTTGTCGAAGGAGGTCTGACCACCTTCCGTCTTCAACTGAGCATAGCCAAGGAAGCGCATTTCAGCGGTGCGTTCCAGAGCCATTTTCGAGTCGTGCTTCGTGAAGATCTTGTCATACTGTGACGGGATCTGCTCGTATTTGCCTTCAATGCCACGCAGTCCGGGCAGGAGAAGGTCTTTGATTGCCGAAAGATTGACAGCCATTGGTCCTTACTCCTATCAGGCGAGGCCAGTCGGGCCAGCACCGTTGGTGCGGGTCGAGGCGTTGTTGAAGGCGACGATGACCTGATTGTATTCCGACGCAATGTCGGTTCCGTTCGCGCCGGGCGGGTTCTGAACCAGACCAACGATACGGAAAGGCAGGGTAGCCGTCGTGTTGAGGGTGGCGACATTCACCGTCATGCCGGAAATACCGGTAGCCGTGTTGCCGGTGCCAACCGCGATGTTGATGTATTCGCCGATATTCGCAAAAGCGATAGGGGCAGAACCGCCGCTGTCCGAAGACTGCACAAGGAACTGTGCGTTCGGATCGTCAACGATATACGCCTCGACGTCTTCCGCCGCGTCCGAGCCGGGCCAGAAGTTCGACCAAACGGTGCGCTTTTGCGAAACCGAGAGGTATTTGCAGCCGACGAAAATGCCTTCCATGCGAACCGTGGAGGCGGTCGCCTGAGCAATGTAGCCGGTTGTCAGAGGAATAACGGCATCGCCGTAGAAGATAGCAGTCGTATTGTCTTTGTCGATCACGCGGGTGGACTGTTCATAGGTCGGAACAGAACCTGTGCCCTTGATCTGACGGAAACCGAAAGGCGCGTTTGTATTCGCCATGACGGATTCTCCTTTTTTAAGGAAGCTCCGTCACCTCACACCGGGGAGGCTAAGAAGCAGGGGTTAGATTAGCCTTCCACGCCGGGGGAAGACAGACCAGAAGTCTTAAAACAGAGCATAATACAAATATTCAAATAAAAGTAAAGGGCCGCCCATAGGCGACCCTGAATTTTTACCCAGAAGCCGGTTTTCAATCCTCCGGGATAGGCATTGCCTCATAATTCTTCTTGATCTTCGGAGCGACGCGCGGGTCATCGCGGGTCATGGTGCCGTCCGGCGTAGCCGAAAGCTGCTGCTCCTTCACACGCACCTGCTGGCGGGCGCGACGAAGCTCGATCGTCCGCATTTCTTCGGTGATTTCAACGGGACGCTCCATCAAAATCTGCCCCTTGCGTTCAATCGTATTCTTGGACCAAGAGGCGGGCATCATCGCCCGGTGGTCCCTGTCTCGATTGAGGGGGACCGGCTCCCAACCTTCGCGCGCGAGTTGCACGGTATAGGCCGGATCCTCTTGATTATAAATGGTGTGGCGCTTCCACTCATACGTCCAACCGTCCGGGATCATGTGCGGCGGGATGTAGAACTCGTCAGTGCCTTCGTCCAGTTCGCCCAAGTGATCGCGGATTTGTTCTGCGCGGCGTCGTGCCCGCTCGCGCGGGTCTTCGGACTTGGGATCCGGGCGCAGGGACGGGCGTTCCGCCGATTGCGCAACATCTGCCGCCGCTTCTGAAACTGTTTGCCGGAAACTGCTAGATTTAGCCATTGTGTTTCTCCAAGATTAGAGACGCCCTTCCTTCTGAAGGAGCATCTTGTTACGGGCATATTCTTCTTCGCTCATGCCGAGATCGCGGGCCGTTTCAGCCTCTTGTCGCGTCAAGCGCACTTGATTGGGGCGCTGGCCGGTGGGCGTTCCAGACCGGGACACGGGGGCCGCCGGCGGTGCCGATCGCCTCTGGACAGGCTTTGAGGCAGACGACATAGGCTCGTCATCCTCTGTTTGTGTTCGCGGCGATTGCGACGTCTGACGACGATTGATCTTCAGCGTGTCTTCAATGAAGTCAAAGTAGTCATTGCTATCAGGCGCATAGCCGTCAGCCACCGCCAGATTGTGCGCCGCAACCATCTTTTGGTAGAGGCGAGGGTCTGTGACGCACTGTGGATTGCGCCTCACCCAGTCGCCGGAACGGGGCGAAAGCTGTGATGCCAGCGCCTCGACCGGGTCAATAGGCTGTTGAGGCGCTGGGGCCGATGGCGGCGGCGCATTTTCCATCGCCACCCGGCCTCTTTCCAGTTCCATCAGCCGCGCCGCGTTCAACGACATGGCTTCTTGGATTTCAGCCGACTTTTCATAGTCCCCAACGGACAACGCTTCGCTGTATTCGCGTTTAAGATTGTCGCTGGTGACCTTCACCGTCTCAATTGCGTTCCGCACAAGTTGCAGATTGCTGTCGTGGACGTCAGTTGAGGCTCGATATGCGCGCTCTTCGGCCATTCTGGCCTGTTTTTCGGCCTCATGACGAGCTTGACGCTCGGTTTCGAGCTTCAATTTGAGGTCTTGGATACCCTCGTCCGGCTCAATTTCGCTTTTTGGCTCAATTTCCGGCTCTTTTTCAACGACGACTGGCTCATCATGAGCAATTTCGTCATTTTCAATCTCAATTTCGAGATTTTCGTCTTTTTCTGACATGACAGACCTCACCAGATTTGATCAGGGTGACTGACTGTCCCCTGAATAGACATATCGTCGAGCATTCGACACATTGTCCCGTTGATAGTCAGGCCCCACCCGTCCGAAGGGCGAAACACAACCCAGTCTCCCTCCTTGACGGCGAGACCGGAGAACCATTTTCCATCCTCATCAACAAAAGCGGTCGGCCCTTTTTTAAGGACCAAACCAATTTTTGACTGAAAACGATCCTCATCACGGGCCTTTTCAGACAAAAACAGACCGCCTTTGGTCTTTTCAGGCCGAATGTAGACCGCGACCAGCACCTTCATGTTGAAGATGTTAACTTCCGACAACAGATCGCCGACCTGCTCCATAAGAGCATCTTTCGGGTCTTTTTCATGCAACATAGCGATGTTAGACATTTTGTCTCCCTATTTTCCTATCTGCCGCGCTCTTTGCGCTCACAGACTTCAGCAGCTTGATCGAAAAGGTCATCAATTACCAGCCTCATGCCGGTAATTATTCCAATTTTGTGTTTATAATCACAAAAATCAACCACCCCGTGCCCAGAACTGAGGACTTTTATCTTTTCGTCTATTTGTTCTTCTATGATTTTTTTCAATTCATTAGCAAAAAATGCGCTGTAAGTTTGCGCCATAACATTCTCCCCTTACGTCTCCCTTTTAAAGGTGCGGCCAGTCTTCCTGCGAGGGGAAAGAAGACTGGCCGCCATGTGCGGAGGAAAAGGGAGGGGAACCCCGCACACGTCTCAGTGTTTACGCTGCTCAATCTCCGTCTTTTCCAGACGGCCCTTTCCGGAGCCAGCGCCCGCGTCCATGTCCTTGTAGGAACGATAGACCTTGCCGCCGGTTTTATAAGTCGGAGCGCCCTTGCCTGTCTTGGCAATGTCCGTCTTCTGAAGACGACCTTCCCCGGAGCCAGCGCCCGCGCTCATGTCCTTATAGGACTTTGCAA